CTGTTTTTCATCTTATTCACAATAGTCATCCGTACCCAGAGATTATTGATGCGGAGAAAAAACAGCACATCATTTACAATTCTTTATGGTTAAAAGAACTTTTGAACTATAATTTTAGTAATTTTATAGTGACTCCCCCAGTAGACTACAATTACTATGACTTGGAGAATGAACCTGAGAAGTCTGAATATATCACTTTAATAAACTTAAACGAGAACAAGGGTGGGAAGATATTTGGCGAGATTGCAAGAGCAATGCCACACAAGTCATTTTTAGGCGTTTTTGGCTCGTATGATGAGCAAATAACTCCAAACCTACCAAATGTGACTTATGTGCCTAATTCGCCTAATATCAAGCAATGGTACGCTAAGACAAGGATACTTCTCATGCCATCAAAGTATGAGAGTTGGGGAAGGACAGCAACAGAGGCGATGTGTAGTGGGATTCCGGTAATTTGTACTGATACACCTGGGTTGAAGGAGAATTGTGACAAGGCAGGTGTTTATATTAAAGATAGGAATAATGTCAAAGATTGGGTTGAAGCTATTACAAAGTTGGATGACAAAAAAGCCTATTCATGGGCCTCAAGAAAAGCAAAAGCGAGATCAAGAGAGTTTGATACAAGAAAAACGCTTGATGAGTTTGAGAACTGGTTCAGAGAAAGTGTTAATAAATATAATTAAAGATGACATATATAGACGGCATAACAATATTAGCTGACGCGGTTGTAGAACCCGTTAGTCTTACTGATGCTAAGAATTGGTTGCGTATAACTAATTATGATAGCGATGATGTGCTGATTGGTGATTTGTTAAATGGTGCAAGGGTGCATATTGAGAAGCTGACCGGTTGTTCTTTGGTTAACAAGTCAGTAAGGATAAATGTTGAACTTACTCCACAGAGCCAAGGATTTTGGATGCTTGATGTGCCTTATGGGCCATTGCTTTGTGTTGACGAGGTTAAGATTAAGACGGGAATGAACACCTACGAGGTATTGACAAAAAATAGTGACTTTGAGGTGATAGGCGGTAAAATTTGGATATATACGGCAGGTGTATATATCATAAAATATCAATGTGGATTTAGCACCATTCCAGAGGACTTGGCTACTGATATACTCACTTTGGTTGCTTGGTCTTATGAGAATAGGGGTAAGAAGTTCCAAGGTGATGCAAAAGCAGGAATGTTGAAAGAGTTTCCAAATTGGGATGGTTTAAATTATCATCAGTATAAAAAAGTTGTGATATAGTGAGTGGATTTAGCTTAAATATTAATGATGCCAGATTTAGGGAAATGCTCAATGAGTATAAAAAAACTGTCAATGATTTATCAATTATGATAGATCAAGAAATAGCAGCACATGGCGAATTAATGGCAGCAAGTGCTAAAACTAAATGCCCAGTTGATACAGGAAGGTTAAGAAGTTCTATTCAATTAAATAAGCAACAATTTATGTCTTATGAATTAATTGCTAATACTAATTACGCAGCTTATGTTGAATTTGGAACTGGTAAGGGATTTATACCTAATGGTGAACCTTGGGATAGTATTGCATCAACATTTAAAGGAAAAGGAATAAAAGAAGTAAATTTGTTACCAAGGCCATATATGAGACCAAGTGTTTTGGCATATATGCCAAGTCTAAAAAAAACTATATATAATTTAATTAATCAGCAAAAGAAAGTATAATGCTTGATAGTTCTAATAATATTAGAAATATATATATAAATGCTTTAAATGGCAACATATCCTATGGTGGCAAAAATGTTCCTGTATATGGCCAACAACCTTTTAGTACAACACCTCAAAATTATATTGTAATTTCATCAATAACTGAGGTAGCTGTAAATACAAATAACTCTTTTGGTAATAGTGTTGATGTTGTAATTGATATATTTAGTGAACAATATAGAACATACGAAAATTCAATTGTTGACAATATATCATCTCAAATACTTAATATATTAATTCCAGATACTCAGGTCAATGGATTTAGTGATACATTTTTTGAGGTGTATCCAACACAAAGGACTTCTTCAAGTTATTTGCCAATAATGGAAGGTCAAAATTTTATTGCAAGAAAGATAATAAGTATTAGTAATTTAGTAAATCAAAAATAAAATAAAATGGGACAGATTTTAGGATCATTGCAAAACATAGAGATTGATGTAGCTGGTGGCTCATCTTATAAGAATCTCGTGTGTCTGCGTACGGCTTCAGTTAATACAACTGTTGACTCAACAACCGAGCAAACAAATTGTGGGCCTTTGACATCAGTTGCTGATGCAACAATGGGTCTTGACTTTGATGCAATTTGTGAGGTATCACCAACAGTTGCTCAAGTATCTTATGAAGATTTGCTCGTTGCTATGGCTTCAAAAACACTTGTAGCAGTAAGAGTACAAAACCCAGTTGTTACTGGTGCAAGTGTAGGTGCTGCCTACTACCATCAGTTCCTTGGCTATATAACTTCACTTACTCTCAATCAATCAACTACTGAATTTATCAATTTTTCTGGTACTGTTACTTCTACCGGAACAGTTGATGTTACTCCTTAATTATGAACTACACTACTATTACTATAAACGGAACTAAGATTGGACTGAAATTCGGGATGGCATCTTTTAGATACCTTTCCGATAAGTTCGTAGAAGGCAAGGCTTATACAAATAACGAGTTAAATGAGATTGGGATTGCCCATATTTTATATAGCGGTTATTATAATAATTGTCTTATTAAGGATGCAGAGATTGAGCATAGCTTTGAGTCTTTTGTTGACTTCATAGAAGCAAATCTGAACAACGAAGGTGTACTATCCGATATAAAGGATATAATACAAATTTGGAGTCAAAATGAGTTTCTGAAGCAGAAAGAAGAACCAAAGGTAGAAGCAAAAAAAAAGACTACTCGTGGGAAGAAATAGAAGCATTTGCGTTTGGTGACTTATGTTTACTGCCAAATAATTTCTATGCAATTAGTCCGAGAGAGTTTTCTTTAATGATAAGAGGAAGTGAATCCCGAAAGGTTGACACTTACAAGCAAACAAGACTTTTGATGTTTACAATGGTGCGGTTAATGGGTGATCCAAAGACCGCACCAAAAACACCAGAGGCATTGTGGCAGTTGCCAGGTGATGAAGAAAGTGGCAATGTTATGAATGATGATGAGATGCGAGAAATATTTAAAAGGTTGGGTAAATGAGTACAAGTCCATTTGTTTTTGAGATAGGTGCAGACATAACTAAATTCACTAAATCTATTGGTGAAGTTGAGGCTGAATTAAAAAAATTCAAGACTGCATTAAAAACAGATACAGGGGCAGCTATCGTAGAAACAAATAAGCGAATTAAGGAACTTGAAACAAGCCTTGTTAATCTTAAAAAAATAGGACTTGATTCAACTCAGTCTTTTGGTAAAGCATCAACTAATGCATTAACATCTTTATCTCTTGCTATTCAAGACGTATCATTTGGCTTTATAGGTATTCAGAATAACCTTCCAGGTATTGTTCAAGGATTTGGTCAAATGACTGCAAATGCTAAGACTGGTGCATCCATTATGTCACAATTAGGAACTGCATTAGTTGGCCCTGCTGGAATATACCTTGCATTTAGTGCTGTGACAGCAATTGTAACTAAGCTTTCAATGGAATATGGAAGTTTAGGTGAGGTTATGAATGCAATATTTGGTAAAACAAATGCATTATCTGGTAAAATAAAAGAATTATCTGAATCATATGCAGAATTTAATAAGCAGTTAAAGACATCTCAAGATATTGTAGGAGAAGAAAAAGCATCTACATCAGCTCAAATTACTGAAGTACAAACTTTATCTAAAATAATTTTAGATCAAACAAAAAGCTATAATGAAAGAAATGCTGCTTTAAATAGACTAAAAGAAATTAATAAAGATTATTTTGGTAATCTTGACTTAGAAAAAACAAAATTTAGTACACTAACAGATGCTGTAACAGGATATAAAGATTCTTTAGTACAAGGAGCTATAACTAAAGGATTTCAAGAACAAGTGAGTAAAACAAATCTTGAATTATCAAAACAACAAATACAATTAGAAAAACTTCAAGATGCAAAAGATGCTACAAGAAGGGGTGAATTAAAAATTAGTAGAGTAACAGGCGAAATTGATACACAAGCAATAAAAGATGCAGAATCAGCATATAATGCTCAATTAAAAGTTGTAAATGAATTAAAGAAAAGAAAAGCTGAATTAAATAAGGAAATAGAAAATAGTGTAAAAGCACAAATTTCATTAAGAGCGCCAGTAGATGCTGCAACTGCTGCACTTGAAAGGCAAAAGAAAGCAGAAAAAGAATCTAAAGTAAAAATAGGTACAATTATAGATAAAGGTGAATTAGGGCCTGGTAGATTAGTTGATACATTAGAAGCATTTCAGGCATATGTAAGAGGTAATATTAATATTCAAAAAAATTCAATTGATAAAATATTAACTGCAAGATTAGATTATAGAAGAAAGGAACTTGAAGAAAATTTTTTATTGCCTAAAAAGATAGATAAAAACGCTGGGCCGTTAAATAAAAATCCATTAATTGAATATCAATTTGGTCAAATTACTGCAATTATAGATGCATTAAAACAAGAAGCTAAATTTATAGATGATGCTTTTAGGGCACCTCTTGAAAATTTATTTGTAGATTTTCTGCAAAAAGGTAAGCTATCTTTTGAGGATTTTACTAAGTCTGTAATGAGAAACATTACTCAGCTTGTGGCAAAATTAGCTGCAAGTAAATTATTTGAAGCATTGGCAAATTTGATTCCACAAATTGCAGGCACACTTGTCCCTGGCGGTACAGGTTTAATGGAATTAACAAATATTTTAGGTAGGGGTAGAAATATATTTGGTGCAGCTAATTTGGGTGGTATTGGTGGTGGTGGTATGAACTTAAATGGTCAAGTTGTTTTTGTGCAAAGGGGTACTGATCTTGTAGGTGTAATGAATAGAACAAATGCTCAAATACAAAGAATTGGATAATGGCATACGGATTAAAATATAGAATTACTTTTAAGACATTACAAAATGATACTTGTAAGGTTGATATTTATATTGACTCTTATACTGGTAGTGTTACAAACTTAGACCCTGCTGTAAATCCTTTTATATTAAGAGAGTTTAATACTGATGATGATACTTACAAATCATTAAGACCACAACAAGCAACAATAAATTTTATTAGTCAGTCAGGTGTATCAATAGATGATTTTTTAGGAAATTCTGATACATATGCTTATGTCGCATTTGAGTTTTTGAGTTCTACTCAATATTATTGGTTTGGATATTTGCTTCAAGATGACTTTCAAGAAACATGGCAAGATTTAAGCCATATAATTACATTAAGGGCAAGTGAAGGATTGGGTTTATTGCAAACACTACCACTTACTGATAACTCAGGTAATGAACTAATAGGTAAATATACTCCTTGGCAGTTTATACAATATGCTGCATTTGGAACAATACAGACATTTGTAGAGCATAAGGTAATTAGCAATTTGTATCATTCCACAATGGATGATACCCTTGATGTTCCATCAATTGGACAATGCTATGTTGATGCAAGGACATTTAGTATTGGTGATGGTGAGTATGATAATAAGTATAATGTACTTGATAAGGTAAATTCTGCTTTCAGTCAGACATTAATTCAGTATAAAGGCAAGTGGGTTATATTTAGACCAGAGGAGTTGTTTATGACTCCTACTCAAAGTTTAAGGCAGTTTAATGTAACACTTTTAGGTACAACAGTCACTAACAATAGATACGATATTGAAGTAGGTGTAAATGAGGATATAAAGCCTATTGCACCTGAGATGTTAAGATTTATTAACAGACCAACAAAGGTTGATGAGATTGATTTTAATTTTTCTTTTCCTACTGAATTGTTTTTAAATCAAAACTTTCAAAGGGGTAATTTTATTGGAGGAGGTGCTTTAGGTTCTGGTTTTGGCAGCTATCAATATTTTAATGTAAATAATTGGGTAAATTATACTAATACAAGAGAGAGTCCAATACCAACAGGTTCTGTTCTTACAAGATATGTATATACTGATATATCTGGTTTTGATTATGAAAATTTTATTGAAGTTCAGTCAAGCACAAATGAGGCTTGGGCACAATCAACTGAAATACAAATAAAAAAAGGAGATCAAGTAGAGTTTACATTTGATTGGATTGTTGATAGGGATTCTATTATATTAAATTCATTTGTAACTGATACTGATTTTAATGTAATGCAAATACTTTTTAGATCGGTAGCCACTCCAACGGTATTTAAATATGGTGCTGATAAGGATGGTAAATGGGTATTTGGTGCAAACTTTGACTCTGCTACAATTCCTAAAATAACATATAATTACGATAGTGTATCAAATTTTACTTGGACTAATTTTTCTATAACAACAGAACCGGCTTTGCTTGATGGTTGGATAAAAATATTATTCCCAAACAATAATTTATTTATTCCAAATAATCCTTGTGTAAAAAATTTTGAAGTTAGGTATATAACAAGTGTTAATGGAGTAAGTGCAGATAAGGTATCTGGTACATTTAATAGATTTACAAAATCACAAGATTTAAGAATTGATTATACAAAATCTATATATCTTGATAATGTAGAAAATTTTAATATCCAAGGAGCATTATTTGCTCCAGATGATGAAACAATTGCAACACCTGATTGGTACAGATATAGATATGAATTAGAATCAGAACCATTTAAGAAGCAAAATTTGATTGCCAATTGGGAAAGGACAAGGTTTCATAGGAACAAGATTGATGTTAACTTATTTGGTCTTAAATACGGCTCTGAGCCGATTGGACTGCTTAATACTATAAAATTTGTTGATGATGACCCTAACAAACTTTACTATATAGCAAATCTAAAAGAGATTGACTTTGCGAGTGCTACCTGGCAAGCTACACTTGTTGAGGTTTATGACAATGATAGGGACTTCCTTATCAATACAAATGCTACATATACCAACAAAACAGGGTCAGGTCTTGTTCCAATTACCTTGAACTATGGGCAGTATTTTACAGTAACTGGTGGCAATGTTCTGAAGTACACTGGAACACCAACCATAACAGTTGACTTCAAATGTAGGGTTGTTGGAAGCATTACAGTATCAACAACTCCGGTTGTTGTCAATTTTGTTTTAAGTAATACAAGTGGAATACTAAAAACGGTCAATGTTACTGTCACAAGCAGTCCATTTGCGGTTGATATAAACTTAGATGTTGATAATGTAGTTTTGGCTACAAA